TGCCCGCCTCAAAGAGAGCGCAGCCTTTTTGACGATGGGGTGCCGGATGATGCTGGACTGGCTGGGCGCGGTCGGCGCGATGAGCGCGCCGGAGATCGACGCCCTGTATGCCAAGACGCTGGCGGGGATCGCCGAAAACATCGGCCGCCAGGGCGAAGACATCGCGGACATGACCCCGGCGCACGTCTATGTCAGCGTGATCCGCTCGCTGATCGTCACGCAGGCCGCGGCCTACGTCGATCTGACCGACACCAGCCCGACGCCGCAGGTGGACGGGCGCAGGGACTACGCCAACCGGCCGGTCGTCGGCTGGCGGGACACCGATTTTTACTATTTTGATGCTGAGGCCATCGATCAGTGCGTGCGGCGAAACCTCAAGGACCGCGAAAGCAGCCTTGCGATGAGCGCGACGGCTGTTCGCCGCCAGATGATGGAGATGGGCATGTGTATGCCTGGCATGGATCGCGGACGACCCACGCCGCTGCGCAACAAGCGGATCAAGGACAGGACGCTCAAGCTGCTCTGGATTGACCGCGCGCGCATCGATGGCACAGGCACGACGCAGGAGGACAGCGCGCCCGCCGAAGGGTTTAACCCGGTAGACAATGAGCCGCTGCCGTTTATATGAGAAAGGGGGATGACAAATGAAAAAATTTGAGTTTACGGGAGAGAGCGACGTGTGGTGTGGGTATACGCTCCGCCGCATCCGGGCGCTGGTAGACATCCCGACACACTGCGTCAAAAAAGGCGACCTTGGCGGATGGCTCGAAAAAAACGAAAATCTCAGCCATGACGGCAAGGCGTGGGTATACGGTGATGCGCGGGTCTTCGGCGATGCGCAGGTCTACGGTGATGCGCGGGTCTTCGGCGATGCGCAGGTCTACGGTGATGCGCAGGTCTACGGCAATGCGTGGGTCTACGGCAATGCGTGGGTCTACGGCAATGCGCGGGTCTTCGGCGATGCGTGGGTCTACGGCAATGCGCGGGTTTTTAACGATGCGCGAGTCCTTGCCAATGTACATTATTTAACCATTGGACCGATTGGCAGCAGGGGCGACACAACCACATTTTATATAAGTAAATCTTGGAAAATCATGGTTGTTTGCGGATGCTTTTATGGAGACATCGACACGTTTGCCGAGAAAGTGAAAGCAGTGCACGGAGACAGCAAGCATGCAAAAGCATACCTTGCGGCGATTGAATTGGCGAAAATCCAAATCGCTATCGAAAATTAAGGGAAGTTTGCAAAAGGAGCAAAAAAAATGAGCACAGAGATCAGTGTGAACGTCCGCAGGACGTACATCGAGACGAATCTTGAGCAATGCAAAAAAAACATCGCTCTGTCTATGTGGCAGATCGGCAATCTGCTCAACCAGGCCAAGGATGAGGGCGTTGTGCCCCATGGCGAGTGGACGGCGTGGGCGACTGCGCACAGCGGCCTGAACGAGCGCGGCGTGCAGCTTGCGATGCGGCAGGCGCGAGAGCTGGCGCAGGACAGCCCGCTGCTGGAGCTGGACGACAGCAAGATCAACGCGCTGATCCGCATCCCCGCGGAAGAGCGCGAAGCCTTCGCCGCGCGCATCGACGCGGAGAACGCAACGAGCCGCGAGGTGACGGAGGCTGTCGCGCAGTACCGCCGCGAGCTGGCCGAGATCAAAAAGGAGCGCAACGCGCTGATCGACAAGGCGGCGGAAAAGACCAAGGAGGTTGAGCGCCTGCGCGGCGAGGTCAAAAAGCAGACCAGAGCGACGGAAAACGCGCTGCGCGAAGCGAACGAGTGCAGGACGAGTCTGGAGGCCGAGAGGTCGGAAAACATGGAACGGCAAAGGCGCTCCATCTCAGAGGCAAGCAAGCGCGAACAAGGGTATAAGAGGCAGATTGAGGAGCTAGAGCACAATCTGGAGTATATGACAAGCCCGCAAGTCCAAAGCATGAGTGATGAAATCTCCGACCTGAGAGACAAGCTGCAAGCCGCCGAAAACAACACGACGCTGTCGGACAGTGAGCGGGCGGCGTATGAGCGGCGCATCGAGCAGCTTGAGGACGAGCTGGACGCGGCGGATATGCGCGCCAACGTCAGCACGATGCGCGGCGGCGGTCAGGCGGTCGATCCGATCAGCACGATCAACGCCGCCATCGGCACGATGATCGCCTCGGCAGGCGGGAGCGTCGCGGCGCTGGGCGCGGTGCAGATGGACGACGGCACGCGCCAGATGCTGATGAGCCATGCGGTGACGCTGCGGACGATGTCGCAGGCGATCCTCGACGCGATTGGGGGCTGACGGAGATGGGTGCAGAGATCATCAAGCTGCCCCCGGAACAGGGGCAGGCGCTCGACAAGCGCGACGCCGCCATGGCGGAGATGAGCGAGACGATCCGCCAGCAAAACGCCATGCTGGCGGAAATCCGGGCGGCGATCCTGATGCAGAGTCAGGAGATCGAGCGGCTCAACCGCGCGCTGTCCTCCATGCGCGTGAGCCGCGGACAGGAAAGCGCCATCAACGCCGCGATCCGCGCGCGCGCCGCCGATTTGGCCGCGCAGAACGGGCTGGCCGGGGCGGAAAAGGCCATCGCCGTGGAGATCCGCAAGAGCGTCCGCGAGGCGACCGGCTGCCGGGCGATGGGCGATGTGGAGGCTGCTGCCTTTGACCGCGTGATGGACATGATCGAGGGATGGATGCAGCGCGGCGCGCTGCGGCGCATACGGCAGGAGAGAGGAGCGAAAAACGCATGAAAAATCGCGGATATGGGCCGCGCGGCGGCCAGGCGGTGCGGAAAGAGCTGGAATACCACGGGCTGGACGGCGTGACCCAGTATAACTATGACGGCGAGCCGGTCAAGGCGACCGGCGACGAACTGAGCATCATCATCCTGGTCTATCTGATGTACATGACGGCGCGCAACCGGAGCGGGCAGGTGCTAGAAAAACGCCTGAAGCTCATCCCCGGCGCGTGGAACAAGTGGCGCAGCGCGGTCGGCTTTATGGCGCGCGCGATGGACGCGATCTTTGTCACGATGCCCGGCGACCAGCTGGCGCGGGTGGACGCGCTGGCCAAGCACGGGCGGGTTGACATCAACCTGCCCAAAGCCAGCGACTGCGGCGGCGACCGCATGATCGTCGATACGGCCAATTTTATCACCATCATGGAGGCGGCGATGGAGGGCGAGTGCAAGCTATGCTTTAAGCAGGGCGGCGAGTGCAAACGCTGCAAGCTGTTTAAGGCGCTCAGCGTAGAGGCTGCGCCGAAGACCTGGGAGACGACAAGCGGCTGCGTATATCGGGATATCGCGATGGAGGGCGTGGGGAACATGACGGAGGAAACAAAAATCTAGGAGGGATAAGCGTGGAAAGCAAAATCTTTTGCCGCTGGTGCGGGCATGAAATGACCTATTGGGCGTATGACGAGAATGACCGACATTGGGGACAGTACGTCTGCAAGTGCGGCGTGTGCGCGCCGTATGGCGACAAAGCCGACACGGCAGAAGATGCAAAAGCAAACGCGGAGAGGGCGGCGATGGGTAAGCCGAAACGCCTCGGCCGGCCGCTGACGCTTGACGAGGTGTACCTGGCTGTTGGTCTTACACGTCTATGCATTCCGCTTTGGCTAGAATGCCGGATTAAACTGAGCATGACGCCCGGAGTGTACCTTACATCTAACCGTATGATTAGTATGTATCAAGCAAATGCGATGGACCGCTATGGGATCGAGTGGCGCTTATGGAGCGACGAGCCGACGACCGACGAAATGGCGACAAACCCGTGGACGAGTAAAGGGGAGGATTGACCGATGACTGGGCTTGACGTGCTGCGGCGCTGCCAGACATACGCGCAGGAGATGGAGCAGCTTAATGCGCGGATATACTTTGCGCGCGATGCGCTGACCCGCTGCACCCGCAGCACGGACGCCCAGGGACACGGCGGGAACGGCGACAAGATGGGCGAGCTGGTCGCGAGGATCGACGAGCTGGAGCGACGCGCGAAGGCGATGGAGACGGCGCACAGCTTTGAGGTGATCGAGGCGGCGATGCTGTGCGGGCGGCTCAGCGACCCGCTGGCGGCGCGGATGATGTACGGGCGGCTGGTGGAGGGGCAGACGATGCGGCAGATGATGGGCGAGCTGCACCTGACCAGCACGGACACCGCAAAGGCGCTATACAGGCGCGGGCGCGAGCTGCTGGCCGAGACGACCAGCGGACTTGAAAAAAATGAAGCGTATATGCGCCTGACAAAGGAGAGCAGGTGCCGTGATACCCGCTGATACCCCTAAATACCCTCAAATACCCTAAAATACCCCTTGACACCCATGAATACCCCCTTATACCCCTCCATACCCTATAATACCCCTATATACCCCCTTTTACCCCTTGTACACCCCCTTGCCTATGCGATATGATACACTCAACAAAAAAACGAACCGCAAGACCGGCGAAAACGCCGCGCCTGCGGTTTTTCTTTTGGGGAGGGACGCCGCCGGATGTGGATGGACAAAGCAAAGCCGATCAAAGAGACAGATCCATTTTACAGCACGGCGGCGTGGCGCGCAGTGCGAAAGCAGGCGCTTGATCGGGATATAGGCGAGTGTCAGTTGTGCGCCAAAGAGGGGCGATATGAGACAGACTACACCGGACGGCTCCACCCGGTGCGGGCGACGATGGTACATCACATCGTGCCGCTCAAAGTCGCGCCGGAAAAGGCGCTTGAACTTGATAACCTGATGAGCCTGTGCGACGCCTGTCACGAGCGGATGCACCCGGAGCGACACGGCGGCGTGAAGGACGACACGCCGACGCTGGCCGAGCGGGCAGGCGTGAGGGTGGCCAAGATAGAGATGGAGTAAAAAAATGAATGATATTTTATTTTCAAGCGCGTCAGTCGAATGGGCAACGCCGTGGCCGCTTTTTAGGGAGCTTGATGCAGAGTTCCATTTTGATCTCGACCCATGCAGCACACACGAGAATGCAAAATGCGCAGCTCACTTTACGCAAGAGGAGGACGGTCTTCTGCAAGATTGGGGGGGCAAAAGAGTATTTTGCAATCCGCCATATGGGCGCGAACTCCCCAAATGGATCAAAAAAGCCCACGATGAGGCCGAAAAAGGCGCGCTTGTGGTCATGCTTATACCGGCAAGGACGGATACAAGAGCTTTCCATGATTATATCTATCATCAAGCCGAAATCCGTTTTATCCGCGGCAGAATAAAATTTGGCGACGCAAAAACCGCTGCGCCCTTTCCGTCAATGATTGTTATATTTAAAAACAATATTGTGAAACCAGGAGGGGACAAACTGTGAAAAAAGACCCGGATTTGTACGGCATCAGCGACAAGGGCGCGCAGAAGCTCTACGCTGAAGGGAAAGCGATGCTTGAGGACCGCGAACAATGGAACGCCGCGACGGTTGCGGTGCTCAAAAGCGCGGTGCAGTGGATGCAGGAGGCTGCGGACATCGCGAGGATGATCGCGGACGTGGTCAAGGGCGGAGCGGAGGAAAAAACTCCGACCAAGCTGCGCGGCCTCATCAAAAATCGCGCGATGTGTGAGAGCGAGATGCGCAAAAACCTTGACGACTTGCTGCTCTTGCCGCAGCGCCCGCGCGGCCGACCGGCGAAAGAGGAGGACGAGGAGGAGACGGACGAGCTGGATAAGGCATGGGATGGATTTGACGGCGACGATCCGATCCCGGATGACAGCGGAGGCGACGGGCCGTGAGCGTAATGACGCAGGCCATGCGCAGCCCGGCCGGAAAGTATGCCGTGGATGTACTTGAGGATCGCATCCGCGCGCCGGTGACGATCCACCAACAGGCGCGGCATTTTATCGACGACCTGCGCCGCGCGGAGAAAGGGGGCTGGCGCTACCGCTACGACCCGGACTTGGCGCGGCGGCCGGTGCGATTTTGCGAAGAGTTTCTCCGGCCGACGGCTGGCAACTACGACAAATTTAGGTTTATGCCGTGGCAAGAGTTTGTCGATTGTCAGGCTTTTGGCTGGATCGACGCAAAAAAGGACGCGCGGCGATACCGCGAGGTGTTGGAGATGGTCGGCCGCGGCAACGGAAAGACTGCGCGCATGTCGGGCAAGATGGGCTACATGTCCACCAAGGGCGGCGAAACGGGCGCGGAAAATTATTTTTGCGCCAACAACGGCAAACAGGCCAAGCGCGGGTACATGGATTTTTACGGCCAGATGCTGATGAGTCCCGTACTGCGTCGCCAGATCAAGCTGCGGCGCAGTGAAAGCATCTATGAGCCGGATTTTACACGCGTCACTTACCTGACCAACGACCCGGCGAGCCTTGACGGCCTGCGGCCCTATTTTGTGGTCAAGGATGAGATGGAGGCGGAGGTCAGCTTTGACCAAATCAACCAAATCCTGCGCCCCATGAAAAAGCGCCGCCAGCCGCTGCTGTGGTACACGATGACCGCGGGCACGGTACTCGACGGCCCGGCCATGTACCATTATTTGTACGCTAAAAAGGTGCTCGATCGCGATCCGGAGCTGGATGAAAGAGCCATCGACAGCTATCTGCCGATCATCTACGAGATCGACGCTGGGCTTGACTACAACGATCCAGAGACGTGGATCATGGCCAACCCGGCGATGGGCGTGCTGCTCGATCTGGAGGACATGGTGCTCGACTATGAGCGCGCGAAACGCTCTCCGACCGAGCTGGCCGACTTTATCACCAAGCAGCTCAACGTCTTTACCCAGCCGCCTGAATCCGTCTTTGTCTCGCTGGACACGATCCGGCGCAACGACATCGGCGAGGCGGATGTGCCGATGGCATGCCCGGCGTGGGCGGGGTTTGACCTCTCCAAGAGCGAGGACATCACCAGCGCGGCCATCGTGCTCGACCTGCCGGATCACCGCACGGGCGTCAAACAGCACAGCTGGATGCCGGAGGATAAGATCAAGCGTGGCAACGGACGCGAGACGAAGGACTGGCAGCATTTTGTGGATCGCGGCTGGCTGACCATCGTGCCCGGCCACTATGTCAAGTATGAGGCAATGCGCGACTGGCTCAAAGAGCAGCGGGCGCTTTATGATCTCCGCGCCGTCGGCTATGACCCATATAACGCCCCGGAGTTGGTCAAAGCGCTGACGGCAGACGGCTTTATCTGCCGCGAGGTGCGTCAGGGGCCGTTGACGTTCAAAGCCCCCCTGAAGGCATACAAAGAGGAGCTGCTGGATGGAAATGTCTACTGGTGGCACGATGAGATGTACGCCTGGTTCCTTCGCAATGTCCGCCTAAAGGCGGATTTTTTTGCGCAGGAAAAAGAAAACTGGTACCCGACCAAGCGCGCGGGCGCGCATCAAAACGCGCAGAAAAAAATCGACGGCTTTATGGCGGGGATGAACGCCTACATCCTGCGGATGGAGGATAGAATCATCCCCGGCGACAGCTATCGAGACAGCCGACCGATCATTTTTGACCTATAAGGGGGGAGCTTATGGCAGGAGATCAACGCCGCAACATGCTGCGGCATACGGTGCGCATTTTGCGGCGCATCGGCCCCAACGATGGCGGCTATGACCCGGATTTGTACCGGGAGGTCGTTGTCACAAGCGCCTGCGTGCGCGATGAGAGCGACAAAGAGTTTGACACCGCCGAGGCGGCAGGCGTGCTGCACACCAAGACGTTTACCATGCGGGCACGCGAACTTTTGGAGGACGATGTTATTGTGTGGCATGGCGGCGAGTATGAGATACGCAACCGCGACGCTGTCTACAATGACGGCCGCTGGATCAAGGCGCGCGCGTCCCTGGCGGAGAGCAAGCACACGGTGGTGATTTGATGGCCAAGATCGTGGTGGACGGCCTGAACGGCCTGACGATCCAGGAGCTTAAAAACGACGCGACGCTTGAGGGACGCATCCGCAAGGTCATCGAGATGGCTGCGGAGGTGACAGCCGAAAGCGTTAAAAATGAGGGCGCAAAAAAATTTAAGGGCAAAAAGCCCGGCGTGCCGCTTGAAGACATGGTCAAACCCGGCCCGACGCTCTTTACAGGCGACGCGGCGATGATCGAGGTCTGGCCTCAGGGCACATATACCGGCACGCGCGGCAAGCCGCGGCGCGCTGAAACCGTCGGCTTTGTCCTTGAATATGGCCGCACGGATATGGCCGCGCGGCGATGGTTTAAGGCAGGCACGCGCAAAGCGACAAAAAAAGTCAACTCCATCATCATGGAGCTGCAAGGAGGGATGGCATGACCCCGGAAGAGTGCATCGGCCGCGCGCTGAAAGGCGTCGGCGTGCCGTATGGACACTGGCCCTATACGGCCAAACTGGATGGCGTGGCAATCGGATATCGGCCGCGCGCAGATGATTTTGGACAGAGCGCCGGAAACCGGCCTATGCGTGTTCGCGTCACCTATGATCTTGTCGTGATCCGCACGCGCGACGCGCTGGCGGAGGCGGAAAAGGCGCGTTTTGCGCTCTATAATGTGTTGCGCAAGGCAGGCTGGACGCTCGACGCGCTCGGCCCTGAAACCTATGTGGCCGAGCAGAAGCGACACTACTGGCCGCTGTCTGCTACACGCGGGTTTGGCCTGGATGCGGACGGCCAGCCTTATGACCTGATGGCAAAGGAGGACGACAAAGGATGAGCAAGACGACACGCGCGCCCGCAAAGCGGGCGCGTGCGCAGGGCAAAAGGGCACGGGACGCGCCGCGCGACGGCGCGCGCCTGCTGTGGCCGCAGGCTTATTCGCGTGCGCAGATGGAGATGGCGACCAGCGACGTCATCACGGGCGCGATCAACCGCATCAGCAAGGCTTTTGCGCTGATGCCCATCGTGCTGATGCACGGCTGGGAGCGCGTGACGGACGACCCGCGGGCGCAGTTGGTCGGCGTGCGCGCCAACGCGCGCCAAAGCGCCTACGCCTTTAAGTTGGCCATGGAGATCGGCCGCAACACGCTGGGCCGCGCTTACGCGGTCAAGCGGTATGACGAGTCTTTTCGGCTCGCGGCGATTGAGCCGGTGGATGCGTCGCGCGTGACGCCGCTGATCGACGATGTGACCCGCGAAGTCTGGTATGCAATCCAACGGGACGACGGCGAGGTTGAGTATCTACCTCGCTTTTTTGTTATGCCGCTATTATTTTCCAGCACGGACGGCATCACAAGCGTCAATCCGGTCGCGCTGCTGCGCGGATCGATCCGATATAACGAGGAGGTCAAGGCATTTAGCCTCGAAAACCTCAAAAGCATCAATAAGGCCATCGTCCTGGAGTACCCCACGACGCTGGCCGGTGAGCGTCGGCAGAAGAGCGTGGAGGAGACCCTCGCCCTGTACAAGCAGAGCGGCGGAAAGGTTTTGGCGCTGGAGTCCGGCGTGAAGCTCTCCAATGTCACCACGTCGCCCTTTGACGCGGGGACAAAGACGGTCGATCAGATCACGAGGTCGCGCGTGGCGATGGTCTACGGTATGCCCGCAGCGCTGCTGGGCGACAGCGGCGCGCAAAGCAAAGCCACCGCCGAGGAACAAAACCTTGAGTTTTTGACGACGACGATGCTGCCGCGCGTCGAAGAATGGAAGCAGGAGCTTGATTGGTGGCTGCTGACTCCGCAGGAGCGCGCGGACGGCTGGCATTTTGCCGTCGAGGTGGACGCATACCTCAAGGCCAACGCGCAGGCGCGCGCCAATCTGGTGCAGACGCGCATCCGCAACGGCCAGCTCACGCCCAACGAGGCACGGGCGGATTTGGGGCTTGCGCCCAAGGATGGCGGCGACACGCTGCTGGTCAGCAAAGACCTCGCGCCGGTCGATCTGGTCGCCAAGGGTGCGACGATTGACCTCAATACCATTAACGGCGAGCACAACAGCGCCGCCGGAAAGGATTAAAAATGCCGAAAAATCAACCCTTTTACGCCTGGATCGACGATGGCGACACGCCGACGTTGGCCATCGACGGCGTGATTGACACCGGGTCAGACTGGTACAGCGACTCGGTCACACCCAAGGCTTTCCGCGCGGCGCTCGATGCGCACGATGGACAGGACATCATTGTCTCGATCAACAGCCCCGGCGGCGACGTCTTTGCCGGCTTTGAGATTTACAACATGCTGGCCAGCCGAAAGGGCGGAACAACGGTGCGCGTGATGGGCCTTGCGGCCAGCGCGGCAAGCTATATCGCGATGGCCGCCGATCCCGGCAAGCTCCAGATGTGCCGCGCCAGCATGATGATGATCCATAACCCATGGAGCTGGGCCTACGGCAACGCCGAGGAGATGCGCAAGCAGGCCGAGGTGCTCGACGCGATTGGGAGCGTCATGGTGGATATCTACATGCAGCGCGCGACGTGTGCCGAAGAAGAGCTGCGCGCCATGCTGGACGCCGAGCGCTATCTGTCCCCGACCGAGGCAATGGCCGCCGGTCTGTGCGATGAGGTCATCGACCCGGTGGAGGAGGACGGCGATGAGGAGGCGCAGGCGATGGCCGCGCTGCGCGATCGCTACGTCGCCATGTCCGTCGAGGATGTGCGCCGCGTGCGCTCGGCGCTGCATATCTCGCCGCGAAAAGCGGCGGCGAAGTCTCACGAGCCGACTCCGGCGGCCAATGAGGATAAAAACGACTATCTGGCGATGGCCGACGCGCTGATCGCCGACATGTGAGGAGGACGAAAAAAATGAAAAAGATGAACGCGCGTATGCGCTATCTGGCAAAGCAGACGACTGCCCGCGTATGGGCTAAGGTGGACGTCAACGCTCTTTTGATGCAGGCGCAGACGCTGGCGGGCGAAATCAAGACGCTGCGCGGCCAGCTGGCCGACAAGGTCGGCGCGGACGGCGCGAAAGCCGAGGACGGCAAGACAATCTATAACCAGATCGCCGAGAAAAAGGCGCTCTACGATCAGACGATGGAGGCCGCGCAGACTGAGATGCAGGCACAGGCCGGCCGCGTGGCAGCCGGATTTAACCGCAAGCTGGAGAGCGTCGCGCAGCATAACGCCGAGGCGCTTGGCGGCCTGTATCGCGCACTGATTACCGGCGCGGCTATCCCGCAGGAGACGATCAACGCCCTGAGCCTGCCGACGGTGACGACCGGCGGCGCTGTCGGAAATGGCGGCTATCTGCTGCCGAAAAACGTCAGCGACCAGATCATCCGCGATATCGTCGATGATGACAGCATCCTCGCGGAGATCACCACGACCAGCATCACTGGGCTGGAGATGCCCAAGGTGGCGACGACCGACGTGGACGGCGACGACGTGGCCGACGGTACGGATGCGCCGGATGCAACCCTGACCGCTAGCATGCTGACCTTTGGCCGCCTGCCGTATGCCAAGGCCGTGACCGTGCCCAACAGCCTCCTGACGGACACCAACACCGCCATTGAGAGCTACATCAACACCCGCCACGCCGAGATGATGCGCGCCCGCCTGTGCAAGCGCATTTTTGCCAAGAGCGCGACCGGCAACTATACCCATATGAGCGTCTACGACAGCAGCGTCGGCGTGAAGACCACGACCAGCAAGACCGACCTGCTGGACGGCATTATGACGGCGCTCTCCGAGCTGCCGACCCGCCCGCAGGGTGTCTACAAGGTCGCGCTCAAGATGAGCGACTGGATGGGCATGATTAAGACGCTGGCCAACGGCGCGGTGGCACTCTTCAGCGACCCCACGCGCCAGATTATTGGTTTCACACCGGTCATCAGCAGCTATGTGGATAAGCCGATTGTCGGCAACCTCAAGACGATCCATCTCAACTATGACAGCCCGATTGCCTACGAGACGGAGCGTCACGCCAAGGCGCGCACGACCGACTTTGTGCTGTCCACCTACTACGACATCCAGATCGAGCAGCCGGAGCTGCTGCGCATCGTGGACGTGCAGGCGGCCTGACAGGGGAGGCGTGAGGCATGGACGCGCGGACGCTGATTGACACCTATCTGGGCGGTCAGGAGCGCGTGCGCCGCTATCTGCGCGGCGTGGAAGAGGGGAGCGAGCTTGACCAGGAGGCCATGGACAACATGGAGGCGGCCGTGGAGAGCTTGCGCGCCGCTGGCGTTTACGACGTGATGGCGGACTGCGCGCCCAAGCTTTACGCCGCGGCGGCGCTGCTTTTTTGCCGCCAGCTGACCGACGCGGAGGACAGCGCGCAGGAGGCCATCTACGCCCAGCATGTGCGGCTGGTGCTCCAGCTGCGCTACGACCCGCGAAACGTAAAGGAGGACGAAAATTAAATGGCAGAACCTACTTTTAACGCCGATCTGACCGCATTGCAGGCGCTCGGCCTGTATACCGGCGTGTCGGACGCATACATCGCGCTGATGACGAGCGAGGGCACCAGCACGACCCCGCCGACATATGACACGCCCTTTTTGGCTTGCGAGAACACGGAGGTTGGCCTGACGCCGACCTACGCCGAAGGGAAACTGGCTGCCAGCAACCGGATGATCCGCAAGCGCAAAATGCTGACCGGCATGACCACCAAGATCAGCTATCCGCGGATGGTCGCCGAGAAGCGCGCGGCAATCCTCGGCCACGTGATGAGCAAGGGCGTTGAGATTTTGGGCGACAAGGCGCAGCCCAAGTGTGCGGTTGGCGTGTGCGAAACGCGCGACGACGGCACGATGGTCATGCGCTGGATTTTGCAGGGCGAATTTTCCGAGGGCGAGGTGACGGCCACGACCGAAGAGGACGACACCATTAGCTACACGATCCCGACGCTGGAGCATGCGGGCGTGCGCATCGCGTATCGCATGAGCATCGGCAACGGCGCGTTTATGCGGCCGGTCGAGGTCATCTGCGACACGGCGCTGGAAGCCAACAAAACCAAGACGCCGGAGACGTTTTTTGCGACGGTGCCGGATTTGGCCACCCTCTCGGAGGGTCTGGCGACGATCTAACCCTTTCAAGCGGCAAGGCGAGGCTTTGCCGCTTGATTTTATACGCAGTCGCGGGGGCATGACCCCGCAGGCGGACAGGAGGATATATATGCAGGCAATGGATATCGACGCGCCGGTCATCACGGCGGAGTTGGGCGGCAAGGCTTACGAGATGCGCTTTGACAACGAGCAGATCAGGCGGACGGAAATGATCTACGCGGCAGCGACGGGCGTGCGGATGGGCTATCTGGGTATTCTCACGCAAGCCCATCAAAAGATCTTCGGCGCGCTCTGCGCGCTCTGCTGGGGCGCAATCGCGTCGGCGGAAATCCGCAATCATGTGCCCGGACGACAGCGGACGACCTTTGCGGATTTTGACGCGCGTGTGACCTATCGCGAGCTGATCGAGCAGGCCGATGATATTGTCAGCGCGGCGATGGTTGCGCTGGAAGCGGGCAAAGGCGGGCAGGGAAAAAACGCATGACGCCGTCGGATAATCTGCCGTGGGGACGCATGATGCGCGCCGCGCTGGACGCGGGCGTGAGCGTCTCCGATTTTTGGCGATTGTCTCCGGCGGCTGTGCTGAGGTTGACACGCAGGCAAACGGGCAACAGCGCGCCTAAGCGGATAGGCGGCCTTGCGGATTGTCCCTGACGGAGGTGAAAGACAATGAGCGACACGACGATCCGCACTAAGATCGTCATCGAGGGCGAGAAACAATATAAGGCGGCGATGGCGGACATCAACCGCCAGCTCAAGGAGACCAAGTCGGCGCTTTCCGCCGCCGCGGCGGAATACGCCAACGCGGATAACGCGACGCGCACAACCGCGCAGCAGACGGAGGCGCTTAACCAGAGCCTTGACCAGCAGCGTCAGCGTCTCGCCCTGATGGAGGAGCAGCTGGGCAAGGTGGAGGACGCCTACGGCAAAAACAGCAAGCAGGCCATCGAGTTGCGCACGAAGATCAACAACGCGCGCACGGAGATGGCCAAGACAGAGACGCAGATGCGCGGCTTTACGGACGGCCTGGACGCGATCACAGACGCATCCGGCCAGACCGGCGAAGGGCTTGACGGCGCGGCAAAAAGCCTTGAAAGCATCGGAGACAGCGCGCAGCAGGCGCAGGGCGACGTGCAGGATTTGGCGGCCAGCATCGGCGATGTGGTCGGGCAAAAACTGATTGAGTTTGAGGTCAGCAAAAAAGCGCTCGAAGGACTTTCTGAGGGCATTAAGTGGGCAATCGGCGAGGCCATACAGGGCGAGCAGGAGGACGCGCAGGCGCTTGCGCTGGCAGGCAACCCGGAAATCGCCGAGCGGCGCAGGAAGATCAAGGATGAAGTGGACCGCAGATGGTCCGGACAGCGCAGCGGAGACCAGACGGTCAGCGACGTGGCCGCGGTCGATACGGCGCTGGGAAACGCCGGTATCACGGACGACGAGTACATCACCCGCATCACCAACGAGGTCATCACACTCGACCAGGTCTTTGGGCAGAGCACGCAAGACACGATCAACCGCGCGACGAGCATGGTCAACACCTACGGCATCTCGTGGGATCACGCGCTGGATCTGATGACCAAGGGCATGCAGGATTTTTCCGACGGCGGCGCGCAGATGCTCAACGCCTACGAGGATTACAGCCAGGTCTATCAGCAGCTTGGATATGACGCGGATAACATGTACAGCGCGCTCAAGAGCGCGAGCAACGACCAGAGCCTCGGCAAAGACAGCAACCTCAACAAGGGCGTGGAAAATTTTGTTAAAACGCTGGAGAGCGGGAGCAAAGAGAGTAAGACCGCGCTGAAGGAGCTGAAGCTTGAGTCTGATGACATCCCCGCCAAGATGAGAGCGGGCGGCGACGCTGCGGCCGAAGCCGTCCAGCGCGTGCTGACCGGCCTGAAAGACATTAAAGACGAGGCCAAACGCGACGATCTGGGCAAGACGCTTTTTGGCGATAAAATCTGGACGGAGACCAACGGGCAGATTATCGATACCATCCTTGCGGGCTATCAAAAGGTCGGCGATGTGGCAGGCGCGACCGAAGACGCAATGATCGCCAAGACTGATACGATAAAAGACGCATGGAGCGGGACGGTAGAGCGCATCTCACAAGAGGCCAGCGAGGCAACCGCGCCTGTGCTAGAGGCAGGCAAAGACGTTTTGCAGACGCTTAACCAAAATATCGACGAGACTGGCGGCGTCATAAGCGGACTGGGGAAAACGGTAACGGATGCAGTCGATGAGGCGGCAACCGGCGCGGCGCAGCGGTTTGACGAGGGGCAAAAAGCTTACCTTGCGATGGCCGAGCAGGCCGAGCAGGCAAAAACGACGACCAAGGCGAGCGTGGAGGAACTAACCGCACAAAGAGCGGAACTCGAAAAGCAGCTTGACGATATCAACACGCAGATCATGGAGTCCGACATGGCCGGAGATTTCGCGAAATCTGCGGAGCTGATGAGTAAGCACGACGAGATCATCGCACAGATCGGCGAGCTGGCCACGCAGATGGCCGACGCGGCCGCCGACGCGGGGCAATCAGCGGCCGACGCACTTGCTGAGAAAGATACCGACATGCAGACCGCCGCTGAAAATCTATCGCAGGCCGGCGTGGATGCCGTCACGGGCGCGGAGCCGGACATGCAGAGCGCGGGCGAAGGGCTTGGCACGGCGGCGGTTGACGGCACGGGTAAAGGCTTGGAGGGATTGCCTCAGGCAGGCAACGACAGCGTAGACGGCCTGATCGACACGATCAACGCCCGCGAAAGCGACGCTTATAACGCAGGCAAACGCATCGGCGGAGCTTTCCGGCGCGGCTATACGACGACGATGCAAATACACAGCCCAAGCCGAGTGATGGCCGAGGCTGGCGAATACACGGTAGAGGGGTTGCTGGACGCCTTTGACGAGGCGGATGATCGCGTCGCGCGGGCGGGAAGCGCGCTGGCGGAAGCTTTCAGCAGCGGCTATAACGCGCAGAGGGCGGCCTATTCGCCCGCAGGAGACGCGCAAGGCGGCGGTATGGGAATTTCTGCTAATGATATCGCCGAGGCCGTCAGAGGGGCGCTGAACGGCATGGGATTGTACTTTGACGGACAGCGCACCGGGCGCGTCGTCGCCGAGGGCGTGAGCCAACAGATCGCCAACAGATCGTCTGCGACCGTCAGCGGCCAAAGCGCAAGCCGAAAGGGGTGGTAAGGTGTACGACGATTTTACTTTTGCCGGGAAAAACTGCCGAGATTTTGGGGCGCACGCCTTTTTTGGAGAAACGACGACCATCGGCACGACGATCAGCCGCAACCTGTACGATCTGCCCGGCGGCATCGAGGCGGAGATCGGCGAGGCAAGCTACAAAAGCGTGACGCGCAAGGTGACGCTGACGCCGATGGACGGACGCGAGGCGGACGAAACTTTTTGCCGCCGGATTGTCGGCTGGCTGTGCGCACAGCGCGGCAGGATGATCCTTGATCGAGACCCGGAGGTTTACCGCATTTGCAGCTTTGACAAAGCCGCAGAACTGGATGGGAAGAGCTGGCCGGACGGCTGCATCCAACTGACCGCAACCTTGCAGGGGCTTGCCTTTGCGACGCACGCGCAAACGGCATCGGCCACGACCAGCGGCGGGAAAGCGACCCTCCGCGCGGGCTTTGACACGGACGTCGCCGCGCCGCTGCGCCTGGACATCAAGGTCACAAGCGGCACGGTGACGGCGGCCACCATCGTAGTCGGGGGTAAATCGCTGGCGCTGTCCGGTCTCGGCGCTGCGTCGGGGCAGACGATCCTCTACGAGGCGGGAGACGCGCGGGCAGATTTGCCGCCGATTTTGAGTGTAGACGGCGTGCAGCGCTTTGGCACGGTCAAAGCCTGGAAGCGGCTGAAGGTGACGCGCGGGCAAAGCATCGGCGTGATGCTGACCGGCGGCGAAGCTGTCGTGACGGCTTATCTGCGCGGGAGGTGGATTGCGTGATCGAGCTGATGGAGAGCGACGGCATGACGCTCAAAACGCCAATCGATACGGCGATCCGCTGCGGCTACAAGCAGACCCTTAACGAGCTGAACACGGCGACGCTGGAGCTGGCCGCGGGCGATCCGGTCACGGAGTTGATCGACGTGCCGACGAGCTGGGTGCGGTTGACGGATGGGGAGGACTACGTTGGGCTTTATCGCGTCAAGTCGGCGGTCCACGCCGAGCAAGAGAGCGGAGCGACCGTGACCTACGAGCTGGAGAGCGCGGAGTGCACGCTGCTGGACGACATGCTGATCGGTCATCACGAGCTGGGCGGGACGGAGCTTGACACGCGCTGGGTGCTCAACTACATCCTCGCGCGCCAATCGACGGCGCGCTGGGAACTGGGCGCGTGCGATTTTGCCGACCAATACCAGTACAATTTTGAGGACGTGACGCTGCTTGAGTCCATTATGTCGCTGGGCGAGGTGCTCGTGGACGAGTATGCATTTGTCTTTGATGCAAGCGCAAAGCCTTGGACGATCCGGCTGCAAAAGCTCGGTCAGGAGGCGAAGCGGGTGCTGGTCTACGGGCGCAACGTTACTGCTATTCGGCGCACAATCAACGGGCGGATCGTCACGCGGCTGGTCGGTCGGGGCTACGGCGAGGGAGACAATCAACTGACGGTTGCCTCTATCAACGGCGGCAAGGACTACATCGACGCGGACGCGGAGACGATGGCGCGCTACGGCGTGCGCGTCGGGCTGCATGCCGATCTCCGGCAGACCGATCCGGCGACGCTGCTGGCGCGGATGCGCGCCATTTTGGAGAGCGGGAAGCGGCCGCAGGTCTCCTACGAGGCGACATGCGCTGATCTGCACGCGCTGACCAGAGAGGACTGGGACAACGCCCAGGTTGGCGACCGTGTGCTGGTCCTCGACGAGGCACTCGGCGAGACAGTCAAAACGCGCGTGACCAGCCGCGAAAAGACCGATATTGAGGGCGACCCCGGCAGCGTCAAGCTGACGCTGGACAGCAGCGTGCGCGACACCGCCGAAGAGCTTAACGAGATACTGGACAAGATCGGCGTACAGGAGCTGTACAGCCAGGGCGCGACCAATCTGTACAGTATGCAGATATCGGACAGCTGCGACGCAGATCACCCGCTGGAGATGTCTTTTTACGTGCCCGGCAATGTCCTAAGGATCAACCGCTGCCTGCTCAAATGGCAGATCGAGGCATATCGCAGTTATGCCAAACTGGCCGCGTCCGGCGGCGGCGGCACGCGTACGAGCGCGGAGGGCGGAGGTGGCACGGTGACGATACCTGCGCAGACGATCTCCATTGGCGTTAAATACTCCAGCGGTCCGATGGACGCCGCTGATGGCAGCGCAGTATCGCTGACCGGCGGCCCGAAGGACTACCTCGGCGGGATCAAAACGGCGACGGATGGGGCCGGAAACCACAGCCATAATTTTGCGCATGTCCATGCGATCGAGTCGCACAGCCATAGTTTTACCGGCACGTCAAAGACTTACTCTATCGCGCACAATCACAGCCTGTCTGCCGGGGCGGGAGCGACTGGCGGCATCTCCTCAGGCAATAAGTCCATACAGGTTACGCCGGAGGGCGAAGTCGGCGAAAGCGGCACGCTTTGGACGACGGGCGCATATGATGCGCAGGGCGGGAGCGGACAGTCTGCCACGGGAGAAAACGGCAGACACAGCCACGATTTTGCCCACGTGCATGACATTCCGCATGCGCACGACATCCAGCATGAGCACGTGATCCCATCGATGTGGTTTGACCTAGAGCCGCACAGGCATAGCGTCAAGATACCAGAGCACACGCACGACATCGAGTACGGCATCTATACAGGATCGCGCGCAAGCGCGGTGACGATCAAAGTGGATGGGAACGCGATCCCCGATGCGGACATCGGAGACGGAAAAGAGATTGATATCGCCAAGTACATGTCTGCCAACGCGGATGGGAAAGTTACACGCGGGACATGGCACAAGGTATCTTTTGTGCCGGATAAGCTGACGCGCATCACGGCCAATCTGTTTTTTCAGGTCTTCATCCAGTCCCGCGGCGCGGGCGATTATTGACAGGAGGCATGCGTTAGGTGGATGGATTTACCCAATATCAAAAGGTTGATCTGGATAAAAACAATCTGATATTGATCAGAGACCAGCCGATCATCAAAGGCGACACAAATGCGTTAAAGTGGATTGTTACCGTCACAAAAGGCGGAAAGGTCGTCGATCTGACCGGCGCAACCGCAACGCTGTATTGCGCGCGAGCAAAATCAAACGACGATGAGGGCGGAACGACGTGGAGCAAAGCGACCGTGGCATCGGGCGGTATGATTACCGCCATTTTGCCGAAGGATGCTGCAAATATACCCGGCGCAGTAGGCTGCGCGCTCCGTGTCACGCAGGGCAGTTACAGCGTCACCGTCGCGCGGATGAGCGTGCAGGCAGCCGATCCTAATGGCAGCGACATTGTCGATGAGGGCAAACACATCCCTAACATTGACGAGGTCTTGGCTGCGGTGTCTCGCTGCGAGCGCGCTGCCGCAAGCGCCGAAAGCGCGACAACAAGCGCCAACGCCGCTGCGAGCAGCGCAAATACGGCGGCGAAAAAAATCAATAATATGTCGGCATCCGCAAAAAGCGTTGATGCGGGAGCAGAGGCATCGGCCACAGTCACCATAGTTGACGGACACTACAATATCGCATTCGGCGTCCCGCGCGGGCCAACAGGACCGAAGGGGCCGAAGGGCGATCCGGGCAGCATCGACAATCTCGCGGAAAATGTGGCGCTTGAGATCGCCAAGTATAATTTTGGCCAGCCGTACAACCTGCTGGATAACAGCGATTTCGTCCACCCGGTTGCGCAGGCGGGCGTGAACGGGGCGCACGGCGCGACCGGGTATGCTGTGGATCGCTGGATTCGGACGAGCGGCGCGACGGTTTCACAGGCGGCGGATGGGCTGAAAATCGTGTCGGACAAGACGAGCTGGACGGCGGGCATTCAGCAGCGGATCGAGGCGAAACGGTTTGCCGACGTGATGACGTTTGCGGTGCGCGGCGTTTTCCCGGTGGCGTGCCGACTGTTTGTCTACATCGGCAGCGGCACGACGAATTTTGGCACGGCGTATTTTCAGGGCGACGCGGCGGAGCGCACGCTGGTGCTGAAGCTGACAAAGCCGGATGGCCTGACCGGGGACGAAGTGGTGAACGTGTACATTTCGCCGGACACAGGCAGCACCGGCACGGCGGCGGTCGTCCGTTGGGCGGCGCTCTACGAAGGCGAATACACGGCGGAAACCCTGCCGCCGTATGTGCCGAAGGGATACGCGGCGGAACTGGCCGAATGCCTGAGATACTATCGCAAGATCAAGAGCAATAACGAAACGTTTTCCGGGTGCGCCGCGAATGGCATGGCTTACGCTTTTATCCCCTTGCAGACGATGCGGATCGCGCCGACCGTTACGGTCGGCGGGAAGTTTTATTACACGCTGGGCAGCGCGCAGGGAACGACGACCGAGACGGCTACGGCGCATAACGCAAACGCAAACCGCGTCGTCGTCAAGTGCGCAGTATCTGTAACGGGCATCTGCACGGGAGTGATTACGCCGCAGGGCGATATTGACATTTCTGCCGACCTGTAAAGGAGGGATGACATGGACACAGAGAGCTGCAAAGTGCTGGTGCAGACCGACGACGCGGGGCGCGTGACGGCGATCAACAGCAACGCGTTTGTGAGCGGCGACGGTTGGACGGCTATCGACGAGGGCGAGGGCGACCGATACCGGCACGCGCAGAACAACTATTTGATCGAGCCGCTCACGGATGAGCGCGGCGTATACCGCTACAAGCTCGTCGATGGGCTGGTTGCGCAGCGGACACAGGCCGAGATGGACGCGGACTTTGACGCGCGGCCTGCGCCCGAACCGACAGCTGAAGAGAGGGAGCGCACGCTCCTCAAAGCGCAGATTCAGGCGCTCAGCGACCGAAACGATTTTCTGGAAGACTGCGTGGCCGAGATGGCGGGTATCGTGTATGCGTGATCTTACCGTCTGGGTGATGCTGAAGATTTTGGGAAAGGA